GTGCTGGAAGTAGTAGGAACGCTTGCCGATATGCACGGCGTTGAAGGTACGCCCACGCTGGACACCGTAGCGACGGAGCGCAACGCGGGTGCGAGAGAAATACAGACGGCCAAATACTTTTTTCATAATTGTTACCTCAATGGTTGGTTTGTGCTTACACTTATGGGCGCCATGCCCAGATGAGAATCATTCTCGTTTACGCTGCAATCCGTGCGATTAGGTTTTTATGCTGCTTCGCCATTTTGCGCCCGTGTTGCGGGTATGCTATCACGGCCACGTCCTTCTGCCAGCACGCCCGACAAGCGGCACACTTCCCGTCGCGGGTGTATGCTTCGCAAACTGTAGCGTTCGCTGGCGCGTCTTCAGCGTGGGGCACGATGGTGCTAGTAGTCTGCCCCGCGATGGTCTCACCCGTGATGCTATCGGACGACAAGCGCACCACAACATTCGGCAGCGCTTGCATTGCGTCTAGCACGGGGGCGAATTTGGGGAATTTGTGCATGCGCGTTGGGAGCCAATGACTGACCCAAGGCGTGCGCTGCATCACGTCAAGAATCTTGCGCGCTAGTCGCACGTCATACACGTCCCCACTATCAAACCAGCGAAAGTAACGCGAATTATCCAACGCCTTCACCATATCATCGGCCCACGCGTCGCGCTTCCAATCCTCGCGATTGTGCAAGCGTACGCCTTTTACATTCTTAAACAGATAGTTTCCATCGGTCGCATAGCAGCCCTTGCACGCGTCAACCAGCGTCCCGTCGGCCTTCTTGCTACCGGGGCAGGTGTCCAGCGCTTGCAGGGACCATGACAGGCATGGCATTTTTCCGGGTTTTGATAGCTTGATTGTCATTGTGCTTCCTCCGTTGTGCTTACACTAATGGGCGCCATGCCCAGTTAGGAATCATTCTCATTTGGCCCGTAGCGCTACATACAAATGATAATCATTCTCACCTGGAAGGCAGCAAAAAGCCCGCCGAAGCGGGCCCTTGCGCTGCCTTGGCGCTGGCGTTACAGGCCCAGCGCTGCGCGTGCTTCGCTGGCGCTGGTGCCGTGCTTAGCCATGTAGCGGCGCGTTTTGGTTTGCTGCGCTACGGTGAGGCCGGCAGTAGCGGCGCGGAAATCTTGCGCCCCGGCCTTGCGGTGCGCCCGCGCTTGCGCGCTTGAGCCTAGCAGCGTGCCATCCTTGCCAAGGCAGATATCGGAAATGTCATGGTAGCGCCGCGCCTTGGCCTTGCGCTTGAGGCTTCGCACAAGAGACGCTGCGCGTGCTTCGCGGGCCTCTGCAATCTTGGGTGGGGTCGTGGTGTACTCTTCAGGCAGAGCGCGATGGCCCCGCTCGTGGCGCACGTTGTAGATGCTAGCCTCACGCATTGCCTCGTGGATCTGATCAGTCTCTAGCTGATACTTAGCCCAGACCGAATCGGCTGCGCCATCTACGTACTCAAAGGACTCTGCGCCATCATTCTCGCAAGCGTAGAGGCTAGCGCGCTCTTCATCGGAAAGCGTAGCGCTCCAAGCGGTGAGGGCCTCATGCGCTGCCTTGTTCAATTCGTATGCATTCATAATGTTCACCTTTATTAACTATTGATTGACTACACGGTGAAAGGTACACGCTCGCAGCGCAGCCGTCTAGCCTCAATAATGGAGACAATATGGAATGTATCCCTTTATAGGTGCCATTGCCAGATACGAATCGTTCTCATTCTCACCTGGATGGTGGCGCGTTGCTGCCGGGGCGGTTCCCGCCTCGCTCCCTCTCCGCTCCCAATGTGAGCACTGTTAACATTGCGCAGGCGTTGCGCAGGCGTTGCGCAGGCGTTGCGCGGGCGTTGCGAATGCAAATGATAACGATTCGCATTGCGATTTGGGGCGGGGGAGGGGCTGTCGGGGCGGGCCGAGACGCCGGGTAGCGCTCCGACTTGCAAAAAGTAACTTTTGAGTATCCAAGTGGATACAAATTGATACACTTTATACGCTAGCAAACTGTCCGCAATGCCGCATAACGCCTACAAAGTGTACAAAAAGTGAACAATATGGAAAACTGCATGGGCCGTAGCGCTCTGTATGGGCCGTTATGCTACCCATTTACGCTTCATTTCGCTACAGCTATTGACTTTTGCCTAAAAGTATGATAAAATATATGGTATTCTTTAGCTATACAGGACTCAGACGACAGCAGCTACAGCCTAACGACAACTGCTGATAAAAAAAGCACAGCCGAAAGGCCTTACGAATACAGCCGAATACCTCTGACCAACTGTATAGGTAGCATTACGGTACATAAAGTACAGTATATATTTATTTTTGTGTATATGTTCGGGCCGTATGGCCCGTTTTGTTAACCATTAAGCTACATAGGAACGCTACATGGCGGATAAGCCCGTAACGAAACGCGGTCGCCCCTCCAAAGCGGCACTACAATCAACTAAAGAGTTGAGTAAAAGACAGCAGGCGGCTGCTTTAAAGGACTTTAGGGCACGGCTTTTACTAAACCCCAAGTCACCTGCGTTAATTGAGAAGATGTTTGAGATTGCTTTTGATGATGAGCATAAACAGCAGGCGGTTGCTCTTAAGTTGTTGGCGGATCGTCTTATGCCTGTGGCGGGCTTTACTTCGGACGGTAAACAGCAGGCACAGGTGTCTATCAATATCAGCGGAATTGGAACTCCGGCGGGCGGAAGCGTTACGGTTAGCGGAGATGCGGGAGAAGAAGAAGGCATTTACGAACCGTATGAGCCTCAAGAGGAATCAGAAGATGAATAGTAATTTAGCAAAGCGCATCAACGAAGCAGCCCAGCACTACGGATACAAAGGTCCGCTAGACCCCGGCATGGTTCATCTTATTGAAGAAGAAGGTTTTGTACCCACGGAGTATGAAGATGATGTGGGTGTGTCTACTGAAGGAGTGGGCGCTACAAAAGAAAACAAAGGGAAGAACTTCTTTACGGAAATTTTTCCTAAGTATGAAGAGCGAGCAGCGCGTAAGGTTAAAGGCTACACAACCATGCCGCAAGACCTTAAAAATGCTGTGCTGTCTGCTGTGTACCGTGGCGACCTAGGCCCTAAGACCGCTAAGCTTCTATCTAAAGGGCAGTACGCTGCGGCAGCAGAAGAGTACCTTGACCACGCTGAGTATAAGAAGCGCAAAGCCGCAAACCCTGACGACGGCGTAGTGAAGCGCATGGAACGTAACGCTGCCGTAATGCGTAAGTATGCTGAGGAGCAGCCAGCTTAGTGGCTAACGTAAACCTATCGCTTATCCCGTGGCAGCAAGAAGTCTACGAGGACGGTAGTCGCTTTAAGGTTGTAGCTGCTGGGCGTCGCTGCGGCAAGTCGCATCTTGCTGCCGTATCGCTCATCGTAGCGGCCCTTAACGGTCAGCCGGGTAAGGTGTTCTATGTTGCACCAACGCAGGGCATGGCGCGTGACATCCTGTGGGAGAAGCTGTTTGACTTAGCGGGAGAAATCGTAGAAGGCAGCAACATTAACAACCTAACCATTACGCTTGCTGGCGGCAACACCATATACTTAAAGGGTGCTGACCGCCCCGACACCCTTCGGGGTGTGTCCTTGAAGTATTTGGTCATGGACGAGTTGGCGTTTATGAAGCAGGATGTGTGGGAAGCAATTTTGCGCCCAGCGCTCTCTGACCTCAAGGGACGCGCCCTGTTCATCGGAACGCCTGAAGGCCGTAACCACTTTTACGATATGTGGATGGGCGGCTACTCCGGGGCGTGGGACGATTGGTCTGCGTGGCAGTTTACGTCACGGGACAATCCGTTCCTTGATAGCAAAGAGATTGACCACGCAGAGGCTACGCTGCCCCGCTGGGCTTTCAACCAAGAGTACATGGCTAGCTTTGACGCCCAAGGCTCGGAGTTCTTTGATGCTGACGAATTCATGTACTACGATGAGAAGCCACAAGAGCTGCCGGGAGACTATTATATCGCAGTTGACTTGGCAGGCTTTGAAAGCGATAGAGGCAACAAGACGAAGCGGCGAGACAATAGTGCCATTGCTGTTGTTTTTGTAGACGAGAATGGCGTGTGGTGGGTTGAAGATATACAGTTTGGTCGCTGGACGCTTGACGAAACCGCAGAGCGCATCTTCAAGGCCGTTGAGGAATACCGCCCACCTGCTGTAGGGGTCGAGAAAGGAATCGCTCAGCAAGCCGTTATGGGGCCGCTCAGCGACCTAATGCGCCGCACGGCACGTGTGTTTCGTGTAGAGCTGCTAAGCCACGGCAATCAGAAGAAGCAAGACAGGATACTATGGGCACTGCAGGGCCGCTTGGAGCATAAGCGCATTCGCTTTAAGCACGGCGCTTGGAACACAGCGCTAGTTGACGAGGCTTCAGCGTTCCCGTCACAGCTAGTGCATGACGACTTGCTTGACGCCTTGAGCTATGTAGACCAAATGGCTGTTGTGCCTTACATGGCTAACATAGATGTTGAAGACGAATACGAACCTTATGACGCCG